AAATCATAAACCGCCAAAAAAAGGTGAGTGTTTACCACCCCATGAACCCGATGAAATATCACGTCGCTATGTTCAAAACGGCGTGCTAAACGGCTTTTCACACAAGCAAATTGCAAGCGTTATTGATGTCTGTGAAGACACCTTGCGAAAGCACTACGCAAAAGAGCTGGCATCAGGCAAAGAAGTGCTTATCAATAAAGCCACAGACCGCCTAAGGCAGGCATTTATGTTTAACGATGAAATGCTTGATAAGGATCCTCGCACGGTGGCTCAATCCGTTCAGTTCTTCCTTAATGCTAAAGGTGGCTGGAAGCAACAGGCACAGGTAGACCAAAACACAACCCTTACCGTCGATGAAGCCCTTGTCGAGCAAATAAAAAACATGGACTTCGACAACATCATCGCACTAGGCAAAGGGCTTGATAAGCTGGAGGGTCAATAGATGCCGATTCGTGACGACGTTCTGTTTAGTCGCTTGGTAGGCTCCTTAAGCCATTTAAGCCTTTGCGTGCAGACAGGCACGGAGCTTGACAATCCCACAATCAAGCGTATTCACGAAGTGGTTAATCATGTGTGTATGCCTAGCGGATTCGTGGGACAGAACGAGGACTATTTCAAAGAAACCATAAACCTGCTATTGGAATACATCGAAACCCTTGAACGTCCCCACGCTCTCATCAAGCAGGGCAAGGCATCCCCAGCGATTCAAAGGGCATTCATTCAGGGGGAATTGAGAGCAAAGGGCATAAGCCTATTGGCTCCCACGACACGCATCATGGCGTGTTATGATGACAACAAAGCGTTAAAATATTACTCACTTAGCAAAGGGGGCTTAACATGATTAGTTTAAAACAAAGACTGCTCAAGGGCGTTTATGTTACAGGCGAAAATGACTGGTACGAAGTGGGGTCAAAACTCCCTATCTTTACACCGTTTCATAAGTTTAGAATCCTTGAGAAAAGGGGTTTGATTTCAAGTAAGCCATCTGAAACGTTGGAAGCTCAACAATGGGAAGCGGAAGAAGTTACCGAGGAAATTACGGTAGCTGAAGAATCCCCACTTGAAGAGGTGGAAGAATTGCCTTTAGAGGAAGAGGCAACCTCCGAGGGAAATGCGGTAGTTGATGACGAAGTGCTTGAAGAAGCCACAGAAGACGCCCTAGCACTTGAAGAAGAAGCCGTAGATCCAACGCTAGAAACGCCTGTAAGCGTCGAGACACCCAAGCCCAAAGCAAAGCGTAAGGCAACCCCCAAAAAGGCTGGCAAATAATGAGCTACACAGGCACGCCCTCCAGTTCAGCAAAGGACTTGCTCCGATTTTTGCTACAAGACACCGTAAGCCCTTACTTATTCAGCAATGAAGAGCTTACGGACTCTTACGCTTTGCAAGGCTCCGATATGGCTAAAACCCTTTCCATGCTTTGCACTGCGTTGGTTGCTAAATCGGCAGGCAAGCCACAGGATGAAGCTGTTGAAGGGCTTAGTGTCACATGGGGCAATATGGGTGCTAAATACGAAGCTCTTAAGCGTTCATTCGCTGAAATGAGCCAAGCAGGCACGCTCCCCACGTTTGACGGAGTAACCGCCACGACCGCATCAAGCACAACGACGATGATCGTGAGCGATGCCACATACGCATGGCAGGGCTTGCCACAATGAAGAAAGCCGTCGCCTCTTTGCTTGCACGATTCGGCACGGCTTGCACGGTGTCACAAGTGGCAACGACGACACGCAATGCCACGACTGGAGCAGTCACAACGACGACCACGACCCACACAGGCAAGGCTTACCGTCAAGTGGCAATGAAGGACACCAGCGGATTAAATCCAAGCGTTAGTGCCGTGTTGATTGTTCAATTGACGGATGATTACGTCATAAAGCCCAAAGACTTAATCACTCACAGTGGCTACACAAATCAGCAGGTGCTACAAGTTCACACGGTCAGCCCAGCAGAGGGGCTGGCTTATCAGAAGATAGGGGTATAAATGGCAAGCGTTCAAGCGTTACGCCTCGCACATGATGAAGCCTTGCGTCGCTTATGCAAAGGCTCCCTTTACTTCTTTGTAAAGACATTTTGGCACGTCGTGGTTCAACAAGGGGAGTTCGTGGAGAACTGGCACATTGAGGCGATATGCGATCACTTGCAAGCCTTAGCAGAGGGCAGGCTAGAGCGTAACCGCTTGATGATATTCCTCCCCCCACGACACGCAAAGAGTATCATCGTAAACGTGTTCATGCCTGCGTGGGACTGGACGGTGCGAGCTCATCGGCGGTTTGTGTCAGCATCCGCAAAAGACAATCTCTCTACGAGGGACGCCGTGAAAGCAAGAAACTTGATTGCCTCCCCCTTCTACCAGCGTTTATTTGGCGACGTGTGCAAGCCCCATGCGACACGGTGGGGTTCAAGCTATTATCAGAATGAGCAAGGGGGGAGTCGCCTTCCCATTACCACGTCAGGCGGTACTGGTCAGGATGCGGACTTCCTTTTATGCGACGATCCGCTAGAGGCACAGGACGCACGAAGCCAAGTAAAGCGTGATTCCTGTTTCTTTTGGTACGACTCCACCTTCACCACAAGGGGAACAAAAGCCGAAAAGACCCCCTTAGTGTTGGTTCATCAACGGCTACACGAAGACGACATCGCAGGGCGTATCTTAGCAGATGAAGCTTACGCACGCCATTATGATGTGCTTTGCTTCCCTGCCTTGTATGACTCAAACCACCCCATTAAGACAGTCTCATCGCTAGGTTTTCAAGACCCACGCACACAGGAGGGGGAACTGTTATGGGAGGCACGTTTTGGTGAAGTATGGGTGCAACAGGAGAAAGCCAAGGGGGCAAGGCACTACAACAGCCAATTACAACAGCGTCCAAGCGTTGCAGACGGCGAAATCTTCAAGGAGGAGATGTTTCCCATTGTGGATGAGAACGTCAACGCCATTATTAATGGTGCGACAGAGGTATTGCTTTCGGTAGATGCCACGTTTAGCGATTCGGAGCTTTCCGACTGCGTGGCAATTATCGTATTCGCACGGTACAAGGGCGAGTGGTATTGCGTCAATGGCATCAACAAGCAAATGGACTTCTTAGCAACCCTAGCGAGCATCAAGCAGATGATGAACGAGTACCGCCCTCATTCGCTTATAATTGAAAAGAAAGCCAACGGTGACGCTATCATAAGGGTATTACGTCAGCATGGTATCGACAACGTGCTTGCCATAACGCCGAAAGAGTCCAAAGAGGCAAGGGCAGAAGCCTCTACAATTTACCTTAATCAAGGGAGCGTCAAGTTTTTAGACAATCCCTTTACGGATTCTTTAATCGACCAAGCCATTGCCTTTCCAAATCGCAAGGATGACGACATGGTGGACGCCTTAACACAGTTCATCAATGCTAAACTAAATCGTAGACAGTCCGACGTCCAAGGCATAAGCATAGGATTCTAAAATGGCAAAAAATAAAAAGTACCGCAAGCAAACACAGGCAACGCCTCAAAACATTCAAACGGCATCAACCTATTTGCCTTGGGGGCTATGGGGTACAGAAGCCACGACGCAGATTAACAACCCCACGGATGCGAGGGGTTGGATTCAGCGTTACTACGATATGCTAGAAACCGACACGATAACGAGAGCGTTCTCAACCGTCTTGCAGTTGCTTCTTACAAGCCTTACGTTTAAGATTAAATCCAACGACGAAGACGACGGCGACGGCTTCCACGAGATCGCCGAGCAGATGTTTACCGATTGGGCTGGTGGCGACTTTAAGGACTTCCTGCGAAACTATGTGTCGACGTTCCTTTATGGCTTTTCCCTGTTTGAAATGGTTTTGCGAAAAGGCGAAACAGGCTACGAAGTAGACGATCTATGCTTTCACCCTCAACGGTATTTAACCGCTAAGTTCAAAGACTCTTACACGCTTGAAGGTTTTGATTCACTCCTCACGCAAGAAACGATCCAGCTATCGCAATCCGTCTATGCCAAAGGTATTGGCAACTTTAACATTTCCGCCTATGGCGAGTCCTTGCTAAAACCAGCTTACTTCCACTTTAAAAACAAGTGTTTCTATTTGACCAAAGAAAACCGTCAGGTGCAAATCAACTTGGAAGGGGTGCCGATTTTCACATTTGATAACACTAAAAAAAATAAGGACAACATTGAAGCAGACAAAGCACGGCTTATGGCAGAAGCTAACCGCTACAAAGCAGGATTGGTAACTGGCTTAATTATGGGATCTGCTCCGCATACCGACGACGAGGGCAGGATGTCAAACATCAAGCGTGAAGACGTGCGTTTGATGAGCGTCGAGGGTTCTAAGTTCATTGACACGAACACATTAATTCAACGTGAAGAGAACAGCATCGCAAGGGCGTTGATGGCTGGCTTCCTTGTCATGGTGGGGCAGGATTCAGGAAGCTATGCCCTAAGCAAGGACACCACGTCGATGTTCAAGCTCCTTGTCGAAGGCATTGCTCAACATCTTTGCGACACGTTCAACCACCAAGTCATAAAGCCGTTGTGGGTGCTAAACGGACAGCCTTTTGAGTACCTTCCTGAATTGACTTACGACAGCGTGGACTTGACGCTGGACGGCATGGCGACGTTCATTAACGCTTTAAGCGGTGCAGGTATCGTGCTAACGGAAAGCCAAGAAGACTATCTCTTTGAATACGGCGGATTGCCTAAGCCCGAAGCCGAAGAGCGGTTGAAGATGCAGGAGGACGCTTTAATGATGAATCCGATGATAGGCACGCCTAAGCCCCCTTTAGATGACGAGCTGGCAGATGATACCGAGTGAAGCAAGCTTGCAAGCCAAGCGTCAGCAACTTATCGCCATAGCCGAGAGTAAAGAGTTCTACCTAGCGAATGAGTGGCTTCTTGCCATACAGCAGGTCAAGGACTTGATGACGCTTGACGCATTAACGGTGGCGGTAATGAACAACGACGTGTATGCCATACAAAGGGCGTTTAGCCCCGAAGCCGTGCAGTTGAGACTCAAGGGCTTTAAAGATGCGATGACGAACCACTATGCCACATCGGGCGTGCAGATTGCGAAGAAGGTGACCGTTTCAGGTGTGTACTTCAACCAAGTGAACCCACGGCTTGCAGGCATCGTCAACAACTGGACGAATACACTCATCACGAATGAGACACAAGCCACGATTCAGGGCATCGGTGTTGAGCTTTCTAAAACGACACTAAGGGGGGTGAATCCACTCCAAAGTGCTAGGGCAATTAGAGGAAGTATCGGCTTAACACTTCAACAGGTGAAGGCGGTACAGAACTACGAAGTCAAGCTAAGGGCAGGTGAATCCGTAACCAGCTACAAGCTTCGAGATAAACGCTTAACAAAGAAAGTCCTTAAAGAGGACGACATCATTAAGCGTGTGGATAGGTACAGGCAGAAACAACTCAAGTATCGGGCGGAAACCATTGCACGCACAGAAGCCTTACGCATGACGAATATGGCGAATCAACATATTTATGAGAACGCCATTGAAGAGGGGAGTATTGGGGCGAATGATTACCGCAAGTATTGGGTTCCACGTCGTGACAGCAAAACAAGGGATGCTCATTTAACCTTGCCCAGCATGAACAAAGAAGGGCGAGCGATTAACGAGCCGTTTATCAGCACACTAGGGCGGATTATGTACCCCCACGACCCCACGGCATCGGCAGGGAATACGGTGAACTGCCGTTGTGTCGTCATCTATGCGTTGCAAGCATCCGCTTTCCTCTAGTGGCTAACAAAAGCATTTCAAAAAATGTTATGTTGAAGACGGAGGTTTTCAGCATGGATTTTGTACTTGATTTAGAAACCCAACTATCCGCCGATAAACGCAAGGTTTACGGTTGGGGTAACGTGGCAACCAAGAACGGAATGCCTGTTATTGACCAAAAAGGGAATCACATCCCAATTAACGTATTAGACACCGCCGTTAAGTCTTTCATGGCTGGCGGTGGTCGTGTCAACTTCAACCACGAAGGCATGAATAACCCACAGCGTGGCGTCGTGTCGCAGTCATTCGTCCTCAAAAGCGAAATGGCACAAGCCCTAGGCTTGCAAGCCGACCGTGAAGGTTGGGCGGTTGAAATTGACGTGCAGGATGATGACGCTTGGCAAGTGGTGCAAAGTGGACTCATCAAAGGATTGTCACTAGGGGGGACAAGCAAAATCCTTACTGGTGAAGAAGAGATTAAACGCTTAAGCAAGGATCCAAACGCTCCTTTTGAGGATGTGCGACTGGTGACTGAATTGAGCATCCAAGAACTAAGCCTCGTATTCGCTCCTGCGAATCAGTTTAGTGATGTTACCATGGTCTTGAATAAGGAGGAAACCATGACTCAAGACGAACAAAACAAACGGTTGGAGGAATTGCAAAAGCAAGTCACCCAGCTTTCAGGTGAAAAGCAGGAGCTAGAATTGAAGCTATCTGCTTACGAGTCCCCCAAGGTTGAGATGACGGCAGAGCTTGCCTTGTCTCAATTACAAGGAGATGCACAGGCGGTACTCAAGCAAGCTTTAGCACAGGCAGAGGAAGCGAAAGCAACCCTTGCCAAGCATGAGCAGGCTTTGGCATTGTCGAACGCTAAAGAAGAGATTGCTTTTCTTGGTGGTGAAGATGACGCTCAAACCGCTATCGCATTGGGCTTGCTACAAGCAGGCGAGCATCGTGGAGCCATTGTGCTTGCGATGAAAGGGCTTGCGGACAAAGTGGAGTCCGTGCAGGAAGCCGTTGCTTTGAAGCTTGGCAAGATGTCGAAAGGCTTTAAGGACAAGGAAGACGGCGATACTGTTTCAGGTACTAAGGTTGACGAGACAACCAAGGCGTTGATCGAGCAAAATAAGAAAAGAGGGCTTAAGTAATGACGGTTTCTTCTTACACAGGCGTTAAAGACGTCGAATCCTTTACCACTGGTGGAGCAATTACGAGCGACAAGCAAGGCTTGTTTTTGGTGGCAAGTGGCACTGGAACGGTTACAGTCAACACCACAGCTAAAGGCTATTGCGTGGGTGTATTCGCCCCTCAAAACGACGTAGCGAGTGGCGGTCAATGTGCCGTTATTGTCGGCGGTCGTGTGGACGTTCAAGCAGGCGGAACGATTGTTAAAGGGGGCTTGGTTGCCTCTAATAACGCTGGTAAAGCCGTTGCGTTTGCAGATGGTTACGTCCTAGGGCGTGCATTGTCTGCTGGTGCTAGTGGTGGAATTGTGACGGTTCAATTATTGACCGCCTACGTCCCTGCTCCTTAGTATTAAACCTGTTTTACTATAACTAAAAGGAGGCTTAAAGATGCCTTTTGATCCCCAGTACAGCACAAACCCCTTGTTGTCGCAGTACACCGCACAACATGAGCTGGTTGTAGATTCCCTTTCCTTTATGCGAAAGGTTCCCATGATTGAGACAATGACGGACACGGTTAAACTTGCAAAGCAAGACTTGGCAGAATTACGCCGTGTTGCATTTGGTACTAAAGCCTTTGGTGTAGACATCAAAACCACTGGCGTTAGCAAAGATTACATCAATTTCAACTTAGAATCTTATTCGGACTCTAAGGGTATTTCAGGCATCGCCTTTAACACCATGAATGACGAAGGTTTTGCTTTGAGCCAACAACGCTTAGGTGTTCGTGTAGCCACGGCGGTTGCGGTTAATATGTTGAAAGACTTACAAACCACGATCCTAACGGCTAGCTCTTATGCGGTCACCAACGCCACGATGAACATTTCCGCCCCTGCGACGGATAACGACGTTATCGGCAAAGTGATTGATGCAAAAAAAGCGATTCATCTTCAATGCGGGTTAAAGCCCAACACGGTCATTATGACAGGCGACGTGTTTTATCAAATGCTCAAACAGGATGAGTTGAAATCCTTATTCGCAGGCGGTAACACTGGAGTTCAGGGTGAAATTGATGAGCAGTGGATTGCTAAGGCTTTGGGATTACCCAACGTCATCATCCTTGACGGAGCCACCAACACCGCAGGAGCAAACGCCACGGCCCA